AAACCAAGTAAGTCGAAACCTCTTTCAAACATATCCTCCCAATCACCACGGGATTCCTTATCACTCTGATAATTATCATATACTTGAGTAGCAATATCATCTAGGTCAGCTTCGTCTATCTCTCCACAGAGATCATCGTACCATTCCCCTAGACCAATACCTTCTTCTGAATCTGAAAGTACTTCTTCAGATCCGAAGTCAACAGTAACTCCACCATCGGGTTCTACCTCAAAAGATGTTTCACTTTCTTCTGCTACTTCCATATTCATAGGAACAACATTAGATTTAGTTGTATCGTATGGATTCTTTTCAACAGCCATATATTATCCTCCACTCTATCCTATATATTATACACTTAAAAGTTCCAGTACGCAACTCTTTTTTTATGTCTAGGTTCATCTTCCCATTCAGGATCATCAGGATGTAGAAGGTTCCATGAGTCTTTCATGTAGTGAACAGCCATTGTCATAGCATCTACCTGATCGTCATGTGCAGCATTAGGGAAAGTAATTAACTCATCCACTAGTTCTTCAGCCCATTTCCTACCTTTAGGGAACCAGACACGCCCAGCCTCTAGTGATGGAGTAGCAGCATATACCCTAGCTACCTTATCTCTATCAGGCATATAATCTAGTACAGGTAGACCACCTCTACGCATATCCTGTATCAAAGACTGACCACTAGCTTTCTTTTCAATAATACAAACATCAGGTTTATGTTCATTATATGATAGTTGTGCCATACGTCTTAATTCAGGATACTCATACCTACCACGTAGATTACCCAGTAAGATTAGTTGAGCCTCATTTGTTTCTACACCAGTATGGGATTGTTCCGGTGCATAGAAGATACCCCATGTCTGAATAACACTATAGTCAGCCGTAGTCTTAGTTGAGAAAGCTGTATCATATGTTTGAATAATAAATTCACAGGATGGTGGATCATCATAAGGCCACCACTCAATCCACTTCTTTTTAATTAAGCCACCCTCTTCTGGTGTAGGGTTCTGCATATAGAGAGACTCCCAGTACTTAGTACCGTTAGTAGCTTTGATTTCTTCCTCGTCTATTTTTAGGATCTCTTCGGGTTTCCATTCAGGGAAGTAGGAAGATCCAATAGGCAGGTCTAGTAAATCAGAAGTTTCTTCATCTACCCATGCAGGGATCTTGATGACTTCCCAAGGAATAGTTCCATAGTCATGCATCTCCTGTTCCTGTTTAAGTAACCAACCACATAGGTCATCGTGGTGATATCTGGTATTAATAATAACAATAGATCCATTAGGCATGATACGAGTACGTAGACCAGAAGGCCACCACTCCTTTACATATCGTCTACCTGCCGCACTGAAGGAGTCTTCTTCAGACATTACATCGTCTAGTATAGCTATGTGAGCACCACGACCAGCTATCTGTGATCTTACGCCAGCAGCATAATATGATCCCTTCTGATTAGTCTGCCACTTACCAGCAGCACGTACATCCTGTCGTAGCTTAACATTGGTAAATATCTCTTGGAATGTCTCACTGTTAACTATATCTCTTACAGACCTACCAAAGTCTGAGGATAACTGATCACTATGTGATACCGTCAGTATCTCATGGTTAGGGTTTTGTCCTATATACCATGCAGGAAATAACTTAGAACATATAACAGACTTAGAACTACGTGGTGGTAGGAAGACCATCAGCCTCTTTAGATCCCCATCCTGTATCTGCTGTAGCTTTTCAGAGATAACCTTTATATGTTTACCCATCTCCCAATCAGATACCAGAGTAGGAGCCATTAAACGAACAAAGGATAGAAAGTTAGTATGAGCCTTAGATTGTTGATAAGTATTCAGTGAATGTCTTAAGGATAATAAACTCTCTATTTGTTCATAATCAATTAATATGTTTTCTTCTGTATTCATTCTCTGTATGATCCTCTAAAAATAAATCCCTGAGTTCGCTTAGTGTACTTATCATGTGTGTAACATAATCTCTAATCATATGACCTCTATGTCCACGCTTAAGGGCTGCTGGAGATACTGCAATAGCTGTAGTTATCTCTTCCATAATATTAGATAGAACCTTACAACAAGATAAAGAATCTAGAGCTATAAAATTATTCTTTAGGGTTCCTTCCTCTAGATCCATCATTTTCTCTATCTCTCTTAGAGAACTATTATTATTCTCATCCATATCTACCTCCTCACTATTTTTTTAGTATCTACTATAATAACATACTTTATAGGGGTTGCCAAGTAGAAAAAAGTATGCTATAATGTCTATGTAGTCCAGGGGGTAAATAGTATATCTGTCTACCCCCTTTATATATCTTAGTATTACGGATCTAAAAAGTTATCATGATGAACCCCTCATTATTTGGTCTATATATGTCACCCCCTGTTTATATATATATGTGCCTAGGCGTTTTTGCGCCCCCCCGTCTATGCATAGCGAGGCAAAGTCTATGATTTTTCTATGTATCTCTTTAGAGATTTTAAAGTTCTCCTCTTATGAGAACTGTTAAAATCTCTTGAGATACAGAGAGAGATTTGAGGTTTGGCTCTGGAGGTCTACATAGCCTTCAAAGCTCATAGAGCTTGGGCCATGTAGTCACCTCTGGTGGCACTTCAACAGACTACTTAGCTCTGCTAAGTAACTGAGATCTTTGACTAATGTCATAGATCGAGGCAAAGCCTCTCGGCAACGGATTTGATGAGATCCACTGCCATCACCAAGGGTGATGATGAGAGGTTACGATGAGCCTTTAAGAAACTCTAAGCTCTACGTGAAGTTCTTACGAACGTAGAGCCTAGAGGTTCTATTTAGATCCACACATGAAGGAGGCCAAAATGGCACTTACAAAACAATTCTGGACCGTTGACCCGAAAACTGGTAAGGAAACCAAACATCAGGCCAATAAGGACACGTTCAAAGCTAATAAGGCCAAAGGCCATCCAGCTTTTATCGCTTGGTCAAACGGTTCGTTCAAGTGCATAGCTAATGCAGAGAACTTGCCGGAGGGTTTTGACTGGCAAACGTCTAACGTTGCCGCCTAAGACTTTGTCTTTGTGGGGCAGATAGCTTCGGTTGTCTGCTTCACACAAGGACATAGTTCTTGACTTTGAATAAGATTCGGGGCATACCACGCCTGTCAACAGAAGATATGCTGGACAATGGTAACATGCAAAACTGTCCAAAACAAACT